CACAATGATCGGTGCCGAAATTATAATAAGTACAAATTCGTCCTTATAGTCGTTTTGTCTCGCTTCAAGTAGTTTCCCTTGGTAAGCTTCCTCACCTCGGGCCATTTTTTCTGCATGCATTAATTGTGCATCAGACATAGCCATCTTAGTCTTCTGTTTATTCGCGTAAATTTTGCTTCCTGCTTGTAAAGCAATTTTTGCTAGACTAAACCAAGCCATATTAGTACCACTTAGCTTTTCTATTTTTCTCTTTTAAAATTTTTCCTTGACCTTGAACTTCTTGTTCTTGTGTTTCAGCTGGATCAGTCATTTCAACTTCAACTCCACCTGTTGCATAACCATCTTTGTTCGTAAACATTTCGTGGTTAAGGTCTTTTTTGTTTTTTTCTGCCATATTAGCTCCTTTGTTGATTACTTTACTCTTTTTTTAAAATTTTGTCGACAATTTTAGTCGTCTCTTCTAACTATTACACTACTAGGACCCATATCTTTGGCATTTGGTAGTGTTTTTGACAAAATTGTCTTTTCGATTGAAGTGTCAGCTCTTAATTTTGCTAAATCTTCGTTCTGTTCAAGTTTTTCATCTTGATTTTGTTGATTCATCATCGCTCTCATCTTATCAAGATTGATTCTTTCCTCACCTTCTTCACGTTTTCTTTGATTTTCTTGTGCTTGAAGGTCTAATTCTCTTGCTCTTAGCTTAGCAATTGGATCATTATCAAATTGAGAAGTAATTTTCTTCTCTTCTTTCATAAATTCTTCCATCATGTCAGCAATCAGTTGTGCTTTTCTTGCTTCAATCTTTTCAGATATCATTTTTAACTGCATTTGCATTTGTGGATTTTGCATTGCTTGTGGATTTTGTTGCATTGCCATAATTTGTTGCATCTCTTGTCTAAATTCTACTTCAATTTGTTCTTGTGCCATTAGTGAAATGTGTTCAAAACAGTTTTTTTCTAATGAAGCCATAATCATCGGATTATTTCTAGCCATGTTTGTTGCCATAAAATTTAAATGCGAAGTTATGTGTGCTCTGTGGTCTTGACCAGGGAAAGCTTGGAATGGTTTCCCAGCGAGAGAGTCAATATGTTCTAACGCTGGGTCCTTCGGTGTGGGAACTTGTGGTCGCTTTAAAAGTTTATCAATATCTTTAACGCCTAGCGCTTCATACATATTTCTATACGCTTGATACAAATTATGAATTTGCGGATTAGATTGAGCCAGCTGCAGTTCCGACTGTGCGAGGGAAATACGCTGTGTCTGTGAGAAAATATTGGGATCCGCAACTGGCAATATATCTACTCTATCGTCAAAGTCCGTTTGTTTAATCATTCTTTGACCGCCAACAACATCGTAAGGATATTCTTGTGGTAGATATAACTTGAAAACTCTAGACATTAATTTGAATTCTTGTTTTAGGGCTGCATAAATTCTTTTGTGAATAGCAGACATTGTTCTGCTTCCTCTTTCCAACAAAGCTACTGTCGTACCCACTGCCGCTTGTTGATTACCCTCACCTACTTGCAAGTCTGCTATTGAAGCGAATCTTTGACCTGCTTGTACTACGACGCCCATAAGTGCTAAGAGTGTTTGCGATGGTTCTTTAAACGGAAGCATCATAAATGCATCTCTAATATTTCCGCCTGGTGCGTCTACGTCTCTAAATTCTCCAGGTTGTATAGATTGTGCATCATCTCTAATTCTGATTCCTCTTTGTTTAAATCCAGCAGGTAAATTAGATAATGTTCCTGCATCTAGTAGTTGTCTCAAAGCAGCTGTTGCTGTTCTTGATAAACCACCAATCATATGGATTAAACCAAAACCATAAAAACCTAAACCTGGTAAAAATTTAAAGTGCACAAAGTAATCTATTTTATTTTTTAATGGATCACCGACTTCGTAGTTTCTTTTGATTGATAAAATTTCTCTTGAGTTTTCTTCTACAGTTACAACGTAAGGCATTTTAATTCCTGTTGGTTCACCGTCTTCACCCATGTCTTCAAAACCTTCAAGATCTAAATGAACATGACATTCTAATAAATTAAATACATCTTCGTCTCTGCCTTTGCTTTGACCTTCTAGTTCTCGTTCTTTTCTTTCAACCTCTGTTTCATTAACTGGTCCTGGTTTTAAATCTATGTCTCTATAAAAACCAGCAACTTGTTGTTTTCTTAATTCATTTTCAGAAATTTGTACTCGATGTATGATTGATTCCGCATCGTCTAATGAGGTAGCTGTGTACGGAACAATCAAATCATCTGCAGGAACAAATTTAGAGCAAGCCATTGAAGCTGCTTCATCATAATATACTTTTTTAAAAGCAGATCCTGCTAACGGTAAATGAAATAACATTGAATCAAAATCTGGTTCATATTCTTTCATCTTTTCCATTATTTGGTAATTCATAAAATCTTTTACTCTTTGAGATTGTTGTTCTTTTTCTGGTGTTGGTACACCCAAAATTTGTGTTCTTACTGGTCCTTCTGCTGGTAATAATTCTTTGTAAGCTAATGATTGAAATTGTGTAACTGCTTCAGCTAATACAGGATGTGTTGCACCAGATGCACCTTGAAACGGTTCTGTTCTTTGATCGTATTTAAATCCTAATAAATCTAAACCTTCTCTGTAAGATCTTTCCCAATCTTTTCTAGAATTTTTATAGTCTTGATAATTTTGATAAAGTGTTGAACCAAGTCTACCTAATACATCATCAGGTAAATGTTCAGCTAAGTTGTCGTAATGATTTTCTCCGCCTTCGACAGATGCTATTGCAGGATCGTAATTAATATCTACAGAGCCATCTTCATTTTCTGTAACTTCTACAGGATCACCTTGTTCGTTAACTTCTTGTTGCTTTTCTTGTTCAGCAACTTCAATTTCTTCAGGTGATGGAACTTTTAACTCTTGCTCTACGTTCGGTAGAGACTTGTCTATGTCTGCCATTTATTTTCTCCAGTTTCACAGGTTTAACAGTATTATAATCAATAAGCAACCCCTGAGACTCAGGGCCTTTTTTAGGGGGTATTGTTTTAGTCAATTTCATCTAAACCCTCATCTCTTAATATATCAGCTTGATTTTCTGCTCGGCCTTGAGCCATGTCTGAATCGTACATACCTTTTTTTAAACCTGTGTCTCTTCCAAAAGCGTCTTTGGCTGTGTCTGTTACATTACCTGTAGTGTATTTTTCCATATCCGCTATGTCGCTTGTATATAATTCATCTAAATCGTCTGCATAAAAAGCATCAGTGTCATAATCCTCTGGACCTAGTGCAACATGTCTTCCTTCAACAGCTTCAAAGTTTCCAGGTGTTTTCACAGCCTTGCCTGTTGTTTCATCTATAAGTTCATAACCTGGTGGTTCATAGTTTATATTATATGATTCATTAAACTCGTTTTTTCCTTCAACAAGAATACTGCCATCATCGTTTCTTGTTAATTTAACATTTGGTAAATCAGGATTTGTAAATTCTGTAATATCAGCATCTATTTTTTTACCAATAGATCTACCTATAAACTTGTCTACGAAATTTGGAAACCAATCTGGCATGACGGTGTTTGAGTTAGCTAATTTTTTTACAAGTGGAACAGCGGGTTTAAAAAACTTACCTAGAATAGGTATAGATGCTAGACCTGCAGCAAGCTTCATAAAAGTTCTTCGACCTGGATCTTTTGGATCATTTCCATTAGCAAAACCTACTCTACCTCCAGAATTAAAAAATTTACTTACACCTTCATTACCTAAAGCAATAAAATCTTTGTATCCAAGTTTGCCACCAGCCTTTAAATATCTTTGAAAAGCTTCTAATGATTCTTTGATGGCTAAATCTGTTCCGTCGGCATAACCTATTCTTCCGCCTTCGGCTGCTCCTATCATTCCTTCATCAGCTAATCTATCTCTTTCAATATCTTCTTGTAATCTCTCTTCATCTGTTAAAGCTTCTCGTCTTTTGTATTCATCGTAAACATCTTTACCCATGCCAGCACCGATTGTTGCTAATCCAACAGGTGTAAATGCTCTTACGGCTTTTCCAAAAGGATTTGCAGCAACTTTTCCTATTGTAGATAAAATACCTTTTCCTGCAGGTGCAAATGATCCAACAAGTTCAGGTGCTAGTAAACTTGCGCCGGCTGTTTTAATATTACCTTGTCTTAATTCATCAGCCGCAAAAGCTGCAGCTACACTTGGTTGACCTAAAACTTTTAATGCTTGTAAAAGTTTTTGACCAGTTGCTTTTGCAAGTTTTTCTCCTCCAAGAAAACCTTTTTCATTGCCTCCAGGTAAATCAACAAGT